CATCCAACCTTTTTTATTAACATAATTGAGAGTTGTCTTTACATCTTCTTCTAACATAATCTCTCTTACATCACGGTTTGTTTTTGTTTTAATAAATGTATAGTAAGGTTCTTCAGGTACATTTTTATTAATAATTAAATCGTGCTGTAATGCATCATCAGGAATTTCCTGTAAGTATTCTTTAAAAGATTTTCTTGGTCTGTTATACCAATTCATAACAGGAGATGTTTCTGATTTCCATCCAATCGCAAACGTTCTATCTCGTCCCTGAGGCACTCCATGAAATCTCGTTGATGTTTTATACAGCGACAAAGAATAACCCCTCTCAGCACAAATCTCATACAGATTGTTTGCTACAGGACGACCTTTATTTGTATATAGTGCAGGAGCATTCTCAACAATGACAACTTTTGCACCAAGTTTATCAATACCATCTTGAAAGACTTGATACATAAATTCGTTCTTGGCACACTTTGCACCTTTTGATTCTTCAGTCATTCCTGTATTCAATTGAGATAAAGCAGCACAAGGTGGAGTACCTGATACAACATCTACCTTTTTAATTTTAGGATTGTCTGAATCTAACAATACATAAGGAACATCTCTGCCTTTTGTATTTTGTTGATAATTTACATAGTGCCCGTCGTTTCCTTCAAATCCACTATAAGAATAAATTGCTTCAGGTGGTTTACCGAAAGCTTTCTCCGCTCCTAGCATTTGTCCACCAATCAGCGGAATTAGTGGTGCCCATGTTATTTCTTTGCTCATCCGAAAAAGTCCTCAAGTGTAGCAGCAGTTTTCTTTTCAAATTGTGTCACATCAGGTGCAACATAATCTTCATCAATTGCTGTCATAATTTTATTGTTTAAAAAAGTACCGTCATAATACTCAGGTTTACATACAGCTTTACGCAATCCTTTAAGTACTGTGAGGTAAGCTTCTTCATCATTTAATAATCTATCCATTCTTTCTTTAAACTCTTTTGGAGTTTTTGGTCTTAAGAATCCTGGTATAGGTAAATGGTTTTGTTCATCGTATGTTGGATGTAAGAAAGGAATGACTCCTGCATGAATCATTTCAATATACTTTGCTGTCACCCAACCTTTTTCAATCGGTATAATAAAAGTAAACTTAACATTGTCTAGTTTTCTTATTACATCATCAAGATGTATTGACCCCATAAACCTTGGGTCAGTTTCTGCATCAGGGTGGTCCCATTTGCCATAAACTTCAACATTATCAAAATCATTCAATACCCATTCTTTCATTAATCCATATCTTGAAGGCTTACCTTCATTTAAGATTACCATAAAAGGAATGTTTCTTTTTGTATTGATATCTTCTGTATAGTCGTAACGAACACAAAAGTTTGTTTCCATTCCTGCATATACAGAATCTACAAATTTATCAGAACGTTCTTGATTATCATAATCCTCAATCGTACTTGCTGTATATGTATAATCGTATTGTCCTAATGACTTGTTTGGTAAATGAAAGATATCTCTTGATTGATTCATTACATATCTTGGATCGTTTACAATCTCTACATAATCTGGTTTCATTTCATTTAACCAAATCGCAATAGGAGATGTATAATTTTTTGTCATATCAATTACAGAAGCAGGTTTGCCGTCAGTGATACCTTCTTTTAAATGTTTTACCTGAATGATCTTACCAGGAATTGTGACGGTGCCAACTTGACCTACCATCATAACAGTGTAATCTAACTCAAATCCTTTTTGCTTAAAATAGTTAATCACATGACGATAAAAGCTATCGGTTTCATCATTCTTAATACCTTTCCAAATATCAATTACATTATCATACGGAAATAGTTCCAAAGCTTCAGACTCAGAAAGAGTACTGAAATCAGAACGACCGATAATATAAAATGTTTTATCTGGATTATTGTTTGCGAGTGCAATTAAAACTGAAGACGGTTCGTTGTCTCCACCAATAGGAGAGAAACGATTCCGTTTGAATTTGACCGACTTACCGATCTTTGCGAATCCAATGTTTTTCATAATATAAAATATCCGACTGTATTTTTATTTATCAGAATTAACTACACGTTGTCTAAGTTCTGTTGAACTGAATGAGTGTCTTCTACGATTATAATGAACAGGACATAGACCTTTACCTGTATGTTCTTGGTCTTTATATTCTTCACCGACAATTCTTATGTCAGGATTAATCGTTAAGATCATATCAACGATTTCTTGTTCTGTTGTAAAAGGAATAACCTCGTCAACATACTTACAAGAAGAAACCTGTATGTATCTCTCAAAGGGAGTCTGAATAGGTTTATTCTTTGTATCAGGACGATCCACTGTTGGGTCAATTAATAATCCAACAATTAAATAATCACACAATGTCTTTGCTTCCTGTAGCATAACGATATGACCTGCGTGAAATAAATCAAAAGTAGAACATGTAAATCCTACTTTATAATCACTTGGTAATTTCTTTCTATCTAGAAACATTCTTTTCTCCTATTATTTTTAATATCTCTCTAAGGAGTTCTCCATTCCTTACTGCAAGTTGTTTCACTCTATCAATTTCCGATTCGCAATCTTGTACTAATTTTTTGATGTATTCTACATCGTCAGCAATACGTCCTTGTGTTGGATAACCCATTACATAATCTCCGACATAACATCGTTAACACATTGTATAATGAAATCCTTATCAGGGTGGTACTTATATACGCGAATGATTTCAGCTGCAGTCAAAGTTAACAGTTGAGTTTTATCTATTGAAGGATTATATGCCAATAATGTATTAATAGAAAGATCCTGTAGTTCAACACTATACGAATTGATAACCAAAGAGGCAATAAATTTTGCCATGTCAAGTTCACGACAACCAAATACATTTGGGATAGGGTCAATTAGGTGCATGTTATGTTCTGTAAAGAGCATGTTCTTAACACCAAAATCTCCGTGACAATATCCATATTCTAATTCAATAGTTGCCAATCTTTCAACAATATCATTAAATGCAGGTACATCAGCTAACTGAACGTGTCCGACAATCCTTGCGATATAATCATCAAACGTTAAAAACTTTTTACTTCTTGGAATTTCGGCAAATTCATCAAGTGCTTCTTGAATCATTGCTAATGCTTTATACGGCGAATGTTTAAAGAACTCTTCATCGTGGTCAATATAATCCATTGTAATTGTATCACCAACAACTCTATGGATTTCAGGAGTCATAACTGCTGAACCTGTTTCTTTATACCATCTTGCCACTTCATGAGCATTAGGTGCGGTCTTATGTACTAAATGACCGTCAGTGTAAATATCAGAACCAGATAATCCACCTTCCAATTCTCTTATATCAGCATATATGAAATCTTCAGGAGTAATACCTTTATCATCAATGTAATACGCAGCAAGTGGTTTATCAAAAGATAACATATGATACTTTACACTATGCTTATCTAACCAAGTACGGATTTGTTCTCCATATTTGTTTTCTGCTTCGACTCTACTCCTACAAGAAATAGAACCTCGAGCAGTAAAAATATCTACCTGCCAACCTGCGTCATACAATTCATTACATTTTTCAATGAGAGCAATATTGGGTTCTGCGTTTTCCCAATCTCTGTTTGATGTAAATGCTAACGTGTCGTCAAAGTCAAGTACTATTCTTTTGTGTAAACTCATGATTTCTTATTTAGAATGGATCTTGTTAGACCACCGAAGTGATAACAGAAAAAGAGGAATAAAGGAACAGCAAGAGCAATACGAATACTATCTTTTGTCATATTGATTGCTTCCATCAACATTACAGCCCCAAAGATGGTTCCACAAATTATCGCAACGAATACGATACCATAAATTAAATCAGTCACAATTTCTTTCATACTATAATCCTATAAAAATTAAATACCATTATATCATAAAGCTTGGTGTTTGTCAATAGTTTATTGAACACCGTCGTTTAAAAATTCAAAGTCAACTAATGCTTCTCTAAACATTTGTGCTGACTTATGAAATGAATCTGCCCACTGTTCTGGTATATCATCAGCAGACATTACGATTCTATTTATGCCCACCTGGATAATTCCTTTTGCACAATCGTGGCAAACTGGTAATCCCCACACATATAAGGTTGCATCTTTGAGAGATATTCCGTTATATGTAGCATTATATATGCAATTCATTTCGGCATGTACTACAAGATCATATTTAATACTACGA